CCCGTTCCGCCTCCGTCAGCGCCCGTACGCCTTCCTGCTGCCGTGGTGCCATCGCCACCTCCCTCCCTGGCACCAGTCTCCCCTACCAGACCCTCATCAGCAACTATATGCTGCCTGACCCACTAGTTGATGGGTGGTATGGTACGAATGGGTGAGGCACCATCCGCGCCAGGTGGCGTGGGGCACGCCACGCAGCGGGCTCGTGGTGGCCGGATACGTCTATGGAGTATGCAAGATGCGTGCAACAGTTTGCCTGACGTTCGACTTCGACGCGATCTCCCTCTGGATCGGCCCGCTGGGGGCGACCTCGCCGAGCATGATCTCGCGCGGCGAATTCGGCCCGGTGGGCGTCGAGCGGATCCTGAAATTGCTGGACCGCGAAGGGATCCCGGCCACCTTCTTCGTGCCGGGCCACACCGCCGATACCTACCCGGAGAGTGTCCGCGCGATCGTGGCGGCGGGGCACGAGGTCGGGCATCATGGCTATTTGCACGAGAACCCGGTGTCGCTCGCTTCGCGCGAGGAGGAGCGGGCGATCCTGGAACGGGGCTTGGCGGCGCTCGAACGGGTGACCGGCACCCGCCCGGTCGGTTATCGCTCGCCCGCCTGGGACAACAGCCCGCACACGATCGGGCTGCTGCTGGAGTACGGCTTCCGCTACGAGAGTTCGCTGATGGGCCACGATTTCTTGCCCTATTGGTGCCGTGTCGGCGACGTGATCCGCCCCGACGGCCCCTACGAGTTCGGCACTTCGGTCGATCTGGTCGAGTTGCCGGTGAGTTGGATCCTCGCCTATTGCGTTTGTAGCCGAAATGGCCCGCCCAGCTTTTGCACGCCGCCGAGCGGACACAACGAAGCGCCCCGCGCGCACGAGGCGCGCAGGGCGCTGGTGAAGCCTTCGGGGTGCCGAGCGGCCTGCATACTCGGGTAGGACGACCGGCTGGTATTCAAGCGCCTCGGGCGTATTTCCAGCCTACCCCGGCCTGTGCCACCCCCTTGACCCGGTACGGCGGGTGGCGGGACCGCTTCGCATGCCAGCGGACGTATCCGCCGGTCCCGGCTGGCTCGGGGCCAGGGACTTGCACCCCACTCCTCCGGGTTCACCCCGGTGTTCTCCTGCTGAACTACCCCCGAAGCGCTCGCGCGCCTACAGCGATGATAGCGCACCGCCAGCCAAAGGGGAAGCCCCGACGCTGCCAATCAGCGCCGGGGCAGGGGCGAGGAGGGAGGAAGGTGTGCCGTCTTGCGACGGCTATGGAGGAGGAGCCCGCCCTCGGCGTGTGGCTCCGAGGGCGGCTTATGGCGCGGGCGTCGGCATGCCGAGCGACCCGACAGCGGCCACGGTGATGGGTGTGTCGCCGCCCGATCCCGCGACCGGGTAGACCGCCGCGATCGCCGTGGTGATCGCCGCGATGATCTGCTCCGGCGACGGGCCGCTCGGCACCGGGGACGCGGCGTTGACGGTCGGGCTATCGCCGGTCAGCACCACGCCGGGCATCGGCGCGCCGTTGGCCTGCTTGATCTGCGTCACCGCGCCCTCGATAAACGTCCGCATCTGGTCGGCGCTGAGCGTGATTCCGTGCTCGCGCAGGAGGGCGACGGCGCGCTCGGTCGCCTCGCGGTACTTCGCCTGCGGGTCGAGGCCGTGTGTCCTGCCGATCTGCTCGGCGGCGCGGACGGCCTCGCCGGTGATGGCGATCGCCTGCGCGGTGTGGGTCGCCCCGATCCGCGCATCCACTAGGCGACGGAAGTAGACGAACACGGCCCCCAGCAGGCCCGAAGAGATCAGCAGGGAGAGCGCGGCGATCACGGCTGCGGTCGCGGTCGTCGGTGTGGCGTTGGTCATGGGGTGTCCTCCTCAGTAAACGGGTGGCGAAACGTCATAGTCGGTCGTCAGGATCAACGTGCGGCTGTCGCTGCTGTCCGGCGAAAACCCTCCTAAGATCAGCACCAGCTTGCCGCTGAAACTGCTGCGTTCGGCGCTGATCGTCTGGACCGCGAAGGCGGACGGGATACCATGCTCCTCGTAGAGCGTCTGTCCCTCCACCGTGACGACACGAACCACGTTGCCCGGTGCCGCAACAAGCGCACGGATGTACTGGCCATCCTTGAACGCGCCCGCGTGCCTGCCGCCCTGGTTAGGGTCGATGCGAATGTCACCATTGATGGTACTCACGATGCCCGCCTTTCGTTCCACGGCTGCGCCTCTTCGTCCTTGAACGAGCGATCTTCCAGCACGCCCGGTTCGGTCGCGCTCTCCACCGTGACACCCACATCCTTGATCGCCACCCCCGCGATCTTGCCGGTCTTGCCGCCAAAGTTGAGTACCACGATGGCGGCCCCGTCCTGGTTGATGTACGCGGTGTACTTGCCCTCCGCCGGTTCTTTCACGTCGCCCCCTATCTGTGCCAATACGTCCGCTATCGTGCCAATCGGATCGAGCGGTGCCTTCTTCGAGATGTCATGGTTCGGGATGCCGTAACGCGCCAGGTCGGCGGCGCTCCCGTTGAAGCGATCGCGGTCGAACTGCCCCACCACCGCGTCGCTCGTCGCGTACCACTGGTGCTGATGCAGAATGGCGGGCTGCGTGAACGGGCGCTCGACGCCGAGCCACCCCGCATCGTCCGGCAGCATCCCGCTTCCCGGCGCGGCCTCCCAGAGATAGAAACCATTCGCCTCGCTCAGCCAGGTCCAATTCCTCGCGCCCGTCTCGTCGAGGAAGTAGGGGCCGGTGTAGAGGATGATCGGCGCGACGAGCGTGTCTTTCAGGCCGAACATATACGCCTTGAACGCCGACTCGATATTCGTGCCTAGCGGGCCGTCCTTCCATTGCGGCGTCTCGAAGTCCACGCACACAAGGTCGCCCGGTCGCAGTGCTGGGGCGATCACGCTCGCGTAGTCGTGCGCCGAGGCGGTCCCGTCGCCGTCGTTCGCCCACCCCTGCGGCTCCACCCAGTCGTAGAAGCCGGTGATGACCTGGGCGAGACGCGCGGCTAGGGTGTTGTCATGCCAGTAGGGGTTGACGTAGTTCCCTTCGCCCGTCACCTTCGTGATGGCGAAGGTGATCCCCTCGCCCGCCAGTTTGGGAAAGTCCGGTCGTCCCTGCCAACTCGCGTAGTCCATGCCGCAACTAATCATGCTTCCCTCCCTCCATCGTCTTCATCTTCCACCGGGCCGCGATAGCCCTTACCCTGTAGCGCGGTTATCTGCGAGCGCAGGCGGGTCAATCCCTCCACCTGACGCTGATTCTGTGTCGTGAGGTCGCGGATCGTCCCGTTCGCCACCGCCAGATCGGCGCGGAGTTGGATCGTGGTGACCTGCTCGGCTTGGAGGCGCGTCTCCAACGACTCGACGCGTGTTTCGAGGCGTTCGATGGTTTTCGCCATGTCGTCCTGGCGTTTCCACATGCCTTCGTCATAGCGTTTGAGGTCACCTTCCCGCTCCGTCGCCTCGCGGTCGGTACGTTGCTGCGTCGTCTCGCGCACGCCCTTGCGCTGGTTCTCCCGCCAGGTCAGGATGCCGAGCAGCGCCGAGACGAACACGCCGAGTACCCCGGCGAGTTTGGTCAACTCGTCCGCTGTCACCGCCGCACCCCCTTCATGGCCTCACGACTCGTTTTAGCGCCCACACCTGCACCAGCATGAGGGTTATGTAGGTCACCCAGATCGGCGTGTTTGCCGGGACGCCGTAGATCAGGGCGAACGCGCACCAGAATCCCGCGCCCGCGATCAGCCCCACCATGCGCCCCCACCGCCACTCGTTGATGACGCCCGCGAATTTCAGGAGTCCCGCCACGAGCGCTAGCAGCCCCCAGGTCCACGACGGACGCGGTACGTTCAAAAGCACGCTTTCCGGCCAGAGCAACGCCAGGCCGGTGCCGAGCGAGAGCGCGGCGGTGAGGAGTTCGATCGGCGCGGGGTCGGCGTCGTACCACAGGTAATGCACCCGCGCGCGGAGTCGTGACCGTCGTGCTGTCAGACGATGCCGCATGCCCGCACCTCCCTCCCGTCCGCGATCTGGTAGCGCATCGTCAGCCCCCTTGCGCGAGCCGTTGGCGCACGAGCCAGCGGATCACCTGATTGAGTTGCGGCACGGTCAGGTCGGTCCCGGCGAGGAACGCGGTCGTCAGCGCCTGTACCCCCGCCCGGGTGGTCGACTCCTGTGCCGCCGCCACCTTCTCCGCCGCGTCGAGCGCCGTCGGATTGTGCGCGCCCACCACGGCCTGCACCGCCGCCACGTCCGCGCCGTCCGGCACGACGATCGTGATACTGTCGCCCAGCCCCGTCACACGCTCCGGCCTGATCCCCGCCGCCCACAACTGGTCCTGCAAGGCGTCGAGGCGGTTCGGCCTCGTGTATTGCAGCGTCTTGCTCATCGGGAAACTCCTAACTGGCGTCGCGATATTGCGTCGCCCAGAATGCCGACGCGTACGCCCCCACGTCGAGCGACAACGCCCCGCCGCTCGTCTGCGAGCAGAAGACGCGGAGGATGTCGCCCACCAAGAAATAGCGATAGCCGAGCGCCAGATTAGTCGTGCGCTGACTGTCGCCGACCGCCAGCCTGCGATCTTGGGCCACCGCGCCGGGCGCGGTGCCATTGAGGGTGATCTCCACGTGGCGCTGCCCGACGCTGTTGATGTACCAGAGCAGGGTCGCGCCGAAGTCGTACCACCCGGCGACGGGGATCGTCAGGCGGTCGGTGAACGCGCTCGTCAGCCCGCCGGAATCCCCGTCCACGGTGTCGAAATAGAGCGGCGTGTAGGTGTTATTGGGGACACTCACGACCTGACCCTGCGACCGGCGCGCGCTCGCCAGCCCCAGCGCGCGGCTCGGGATCCGGTCGGTCCCCGTCCCGTCGATAACGCCCTTCAGGTAGGCGTTGTTGTCGCGGATATTGGCGTTGCCATACGCGGCGGTCAGCACCTGCCCCGCCACGATCGTCGTCGGTGGTGTCCACGGCATCGCTCATCCTCCTAGAAGCCCCAAACCGCAGTATCGAAATTGCTGCTATCCCAGATCGAGTAGGGCACCGCTGCCCCGGCTTTTTCGAGGCCGAACGTCGTCACGATCCGCCCGCGCACCCCGATCGCGTGCGCGATCCGCTCGATCGTCATCGCCGTGTTCAGCCCGCTCTGCGCCTCCGTCACCGTGATCCGGTCGCTCACCTCGCGCGCGAGGCACTGCGCCAGCATCGCCGCGTCGTCGCCCGGCACGGTGATCGTCGCGGAGGCGCGCGGCTCCTGGTAGAGGTTGACGATCCCATTCGCGAGATCCTGCGCCATCAGCAGGTCGATCTCCGGCCAGGTCTCCGCCGCCCACGTCCGCACCCCGTACTTCGCCCGACTCGCGCTGGTGTCCACGGTGTTGTAGACGCGCACCTCCGTGGCGACGAGCCGCCGCGCCCGCAGCTGCAACGCCGTGATCGTCGCCCCGCCCGCCCCCGCCACCAGCGTCAGCGTCGCCACGCGCCCCGAGGTCCGGTCGAGGGTCAGCGTCACCGTCCCCGCGAGCAGCGTGTAATCGGGGCCGAGTTGCGGCACGAGCGCCTCGATGAACGGCTCGCCGCCCGCGTCGCGCACGATCAACCGCGTCGTCGTGTTCGCCGCGAGGATCAGGTTCGCGCCGAGCGCCCACACCTGCGCGAGCGGTTGCGGCGTGCGGAGCTTCACCGGCAACTCCGCCCGGTTGATCACGTTCTTCAGGTTCGGCGCGAGCGCGAACGGCCCGCCGTGCCACGGCGACGCCCCGCTGTCCCGGATCGTCGCCTGCGAGGTATTCGCCCGCGCGGTGAGGATGCGGTAGTGCCGATCCTCGAACACCAGGAAACCGTCCCCGCGCTCGTAGAGCGCCGCGCCCGGCCCCTCGGTGTTGAGGAGCGCCCGCAGCGCCTGGAAGGCGTCCACCCCCTCCAGCCACCACCACGCCAGGATCGTCGCCCCGGTCTGGATCGCGCGCTCGGCGGCGGGCCAGCCGACCGCGTCGAGGATCGCGTGGATCGCCACGTCGGTCGTGATCCCCTGGTAGACCGCCGTGGTGACGGACTGCCCCGCGAGGCGCGAGAGCATCCCCAGGCAGGGCACGCCGACCGACCGCGCGCCGAGCGCCGGTTCCTGCGGCAGGTCGTCCAGGAGCGCCGTGGCGAGCGTGTAGGTGGTGCCGCCCGCCGCCGTCGCGGTCACGCGCACGCGATGGCCGGGGCGGAGTTGCGCGGCGAGCGGCGAGGCCGCGTTCTCGGTCGAGTAGTCCCGGCTGCGATTGTCGAGCGCGAAATCGAGCTTCCCGGCCATCGGCGGGGCGAGCGCGCGGAGCTGGTCGCGCCCGCGCTCCATCGTCATGCCCCGCTCGGCAAGGACGCGCGCGGTCACGTCCTCCCCGGCTCCCAGGTAGGTAGTGGAATCGGACCAGTTGATATAGGCGTTGATCTGGGGCATGGCCTACAACCTCCCCCGTCGCTTCGCCTCGATCACGCCGCTCACGATCGCGTTCTGCAAATCGGCGACGCCGTAAATCGGTGCGTTCTGATTGAATACCACCGTGATCCCGCCCGCACCCCCACCGCCGCCGCCCCCGCCGCCGCCCAGGCCGGGCGGCACCATCCCGGCCACGGCGGGCTTTGCGGCGTTGAGCGCCCCGAAGACGGCGGAGACCGCCGTGGAGAACGCCGTCGCCGCCGCCAGTCCGCCCGCCCCGATCTGCTGCGCCGCGCTCGTCACCGCCACCAGCGTATTGATGATCGGGGCGAGGAGCCGGTCGATCCCCGCCCGGTCGGGCAGCAGCAGCCCGTTGAGGCTCTTGAAAAAGCCGGTCGCGGACTGCAACGCCCCGAAGATCGTCCCGGTCGCCGCGCCGAACTCCGCCGCCGCCTTCACGCCGTCCCCGGAGAGCGTCCCCGCGATCCAGGCGAAGCGCGCCACCATGCCCCGCACCGCACCCGCGAACGCGTCCAGCGCGCCCAGGCCCGGCGCGACGAACGAGAACAGGGAGGTCAGCCCCTGCACGCCGGAGCCGACGATCGCCAGGATTTTCCCGGCGCTGTCCGCGAACGCGCCCGCCGCCGTCACGCCGTTGGCATTGAACCACCCGGCGACGTTGACGAGCCGCGCCACGATCTGCCCGACCGACCACGCGAACTCGTCCAGCGTGCGGGTCGTGGGGGCGCGGAAGTCGGCGAGGGCGTCGAAGCCCTTCACGCCGGCCCCGATGATCGCGGTGACTTTCCCGGCCGTCTCCGCGAAGAGTTGCGCCGCCGCGAGTTGCCCCGTCGCGAAGGTCGGCATGTACCACGCGACCCGGCTGGTGATGTCGGTCAGGACGCGCACGAACTCGGCGATCGCCTGATTGCTCGGGGCCACGAAGCCCGCCAGCGCCGCGAATCCCGCCACCCCGGTGCCGATGATCGCCGCCACCTTGCCCGCCGTCTCCGCGAAGAGGCCCGCCGCCGCCAGTTGCCCGGTCGCGAATTGGGGGATGTAGTAGGCCAGGCGGCTCGTGATGTCCGTCAGGACGCGGACGAACTCGGCGATCGCCGCATCGCTCGGCGCGACGAAACCCGCGAGCGCCGCGAATCCCGCCACGCCATTCCCGATCATCCCGACCACCTTGCTTGCCGTATCCGCGAAAAGCTGCGCCGCCGCCAATTGCCCGGCGGCGAAGATCGGGGCGTACCACGTAAACCGGCTAGTGATGTCGGTCAGGACGCGAATGAACTCGCCGATAGAGGCGCTGGTGGGCGTCGTGAATTTCGCCAGTTCGGCGAAGCCCGCGACCCCCGAGGCGAGCAAGCCCACGACCTTGCTCGCCGTGTCGGCGAACTGTCCCGCCGCCGTCAGTTGGTCTGCGCCGTAACGCGGCAGCGCGTTGACCAGCGTCGCGGTTAGCGTAGCGATGCTGTTGAGGAACACGCCGATACTCGCATCGCTCGGCGCGACGAACTTGGCCAGCGCCGCGAAGCCCGCGACCCCGTTGCCCAGGAGCGCCACGACTTTGCCCGCCGTTTCGGCGAATTTACCCGCGAGAGCGAGCCCTTCCACGCTGAATTGCGTGCTCACCTGCGTGATGCCCCGCAGGAACGTCGTCACCGTGGCGACGAATGCAGCGATCGCCGCGTCGCCCACGCCCTTGTAGTCGCGCAGCTTCGTGAAGCCGTCCACGCCGTTACTCAGGATGCCGACGGCCTTTGCTGCCGTATCGGCGAACCGCCCCGCCAGCGTCAGCCCCTCGGTGGTGAACTGTGCCGCCACCTGCCCGATCGCCGTGATGAGGGTCCGCACCGTCTCCACGAACGGGCCGATCAGCGTATTGTCGATCCCCTTGTAGGCGGCGAGTTTGGTGAAGCCGTCGACCGCGTTCCCGATGATCCCGACGACCTTGCCAGCGCTATCCGCGAAACGCCCCGCGCTGGCGATTGCGTCGTTGCCGAGCAGATCGGCGAGCGCGGCGAAGTCGGCCACGAGAAGGCGGAGCGTCTTGCCGAGCGCATAGACCGCCGCAGCGGGCGGGGCGACGTAATCGACGAGCTTGCCGAGTCCCGCGACCCCCTTACCGACTGTATCGGCCACCTTGCCCGCGCCGGCGGCCAACGACGTGGCCTCGGCCAGCATGTCCTTCCCGACGAGCGCGGCGAGCGCGGCGAAGTCCTGGATGGCGAGGCGCAGCGTCTTCCCCAGCGCGTAGATCGCGGCGGGGGCCGGATCGACGTAGCTGGCGAGTTTGGTCAGTCCGGCCACGCCCTTGCCCACCGCGTCCGCCACCGCGCCCGCCCCGGTCGAGAACGTGGTCGCCAGCCCCAGCATCTCGGTGCCGACCTGTTCGGCGGTGAGCGCGAAGTCGTTGACCAGCAGGCGCAGCGTCTTGTCGAACGCATAGATCGCGGACGCGGCGGGCGGTGTCAGCGCGGCGAGGCCGGTGAGCGCGGTCACGGCGCTACCCACGAAGCCGAGCACTTTCCCCGCACCCTCGGCGAACTTCACGGCGGCATCCAGCGCCTTGCCGTTCATGGCGCTCGCCGCTGCCGCCACCGCGTTGACGACCTGCATGGTCGAGGCGAGGAATGCACCCACCTGATCACCCGAGGGCAGGGCGGCGCTGTTGAGGTTGCCGAGCGCCCGCAGCGACGTGAGCGTGACGATCACCGCGTCCGCAACCGCCTTGGCGAGCGCCGCCGCCTTGGCGACCGCGGCCTGCTGGGTGCTGCTCATGCCGCCGACGAGTCCGGCGACGACCTGCTGCCCGACCGCGACCATCACCTGCGACGGCGACTTGATCTGCAACGTGTCGCGCACCGCATCGTGCAAGGCGTTGCCCAGGTTCTGCCCCGCCGCTTTCATATCGCGCCCGAGGCTGTTGCCCGGTAGCGCGGCGTTGGCGAGCGCGGCGTTCCCCGCCGCGATCGAGGTCGCCGCGTTCAGCATGGCCTCTTTGTACATGCGCGCTTCGGTCTCGAACTGCGCGGCCTTGCCATGTGCCTCGATCATCATGGCGAGCGACTGATCGAAATCCCCGTTGAACTCGGTCATGATTTTCGTCAGCGCGCCCTTGAACGGCGGCTCGGTGAGGCTCTTGAACGTGCCGATCGCGGCCTGGATGCTCTTGGCGGTGTGCTCCACCGCCGTGCCGAACGCCTGGGCCTTGGTCAGCGCATCGTGCCCCATCGCGTTGGCCATGTCGCGGAACCGACCGACCACGTAGGTCACCCCGGCCACGAGGGTGTCGATTGCCTCAGCGGACGGGACGACCATCTTCTTGAAGAGCGTGAACGTTTCCAGACCGACCTTGATCGTGTCCACGGCGAGTTTGGCGGCGGTGCCGAACTTGCCCGCCTCGACGACGCCCTGCTCGCCGATCATCCGGGCGGCGTTGGCGAAGCGCTCCACCAGGTGCCCGACCGCGTAGGCGAAGTCGTCGATCGCCTTCTGGCTCGGCGCGACGAACTTGGCGAGATCCATCAGTCCCGCGATCCCGTTACCGAAGACCCCGAGCACCGTGGTCGCCCCGCTCGCGAACTTCGCCGCGCTGTCGGTCGCCTGCTGCGTCACCTGCTCGGCGACGAGCGCCAGGTCGTCGATCACCGCGCGCAACGTCTTGCCGAACGCATAGATCGCGGACGATGCCGGAGCGGCGAAGTCGGCCAGCTTCTCGAACGCGGCCACGCCCGCCCCGAGCATGCCGACCACCTTGCCCGCGCCTTCCGCGAAGAGCGCCGCCGCGCGCGTGGCGTCTGGGGTGATCTGCTCGGCCAGCAGGGCGAAGTCGTTGATCGTGGCCCGGAGCGCCTTGCCGAACGCATAGACCGCCGCGAGCGGCACCGCCTGGAAGGTCGTCAGCTTCGCGAACGCGCCGACCCCGGTCCCGAGCATGCCGACGACCTTGCCCGCACTCTCGGCGAACTTGGCGGCGCTCGCGGCGGCGTCCTGGGTCACCTGCTCCGCCACGAGCGCGAGATCGTTCAGCGCCGCCCGGAGCGCCTTGCCGAAGGCGTAGATCGCGGCGGCGGGCGGCGCGACGAATGTCGCCAGCTTGTCGAACGCGGCCACGCCCGCCGTGATCAGACCCATCACCTTCGTCGCGGATTCCGCGAAGGCCGCCGCCGCCTTGATGCCCTGATCGGTGAACGCGGTCGCGGCCTGCACGATATTCAGCACGACATCGGTGATCATCTGGCGGAACAGCCCCATCGCGCTGCCCGTGGGGGTGTTCTTCGCGAAGTCGAAGCTGGCGAGTTCGGAGAGCGCCGCGAGGGCGTTCTTCACCATCCCGCCGACTTTGCCCGCAGACTCCGCGAAGAGGGTGGCCGACTTCAACCCTTGTCCGCTGAACGCGACCGACGCCTCCTCGATGGTCTGCACCAGCGAGACGACGAGCGTGGTGAGCATGCCCATCTGCTGCCCGGTCGGCGTGTTTTTGGCGAAGTCGAAGTTGGCGAGTTCGGACAGCCCGGCGAGCGCGTTCTTGACCATGCCGCCGACCTTGCCCGCCGCTTCCGCGAACGTCGTCGCGCTTTTGAGCCCGAGGTCGTTGAACTGCGCCGCCGCGTCTTGGATCGTCTGCACGAGCGAGACGGTCAGCGTGGTCAGCATCCCCATCTGCTGCGCGGTGGGGGTGTTCTTCGCGAAGTCGAACGCGGCGAGATCGGCCAGCCCGGTCAGCGCCGACTTGACCATCGTCCCGACCTTGGCGGCGGCGTCCGCGAACGCCGTGGCGGCCTTCAGCCCGGCATCCCCGAACCCCTTAGCCGCGTCCTGGATCGTGGCGACCATTTGCGCGGTCAGCGTGCCGAGCATGGCGAACTGGCCGCCCGAGGGCGAGCCGGTCGCGAAGTCGTAGGTGCTGAGGAGGTGCATGGCGGCCAGCGTGTCGGTGATGCCCTTGGCGACGGACACGGCAAGATCAGCCGCCGCTTTTGCCGCCGCAGGGGTGGCGCTGGCGATGCCGTTCGTCAGCCCCTGGGCGACCGCCCGGCCGTGCGCGTGCGTCTTCTTCGAGGGCGACGCGATCTCGAAGAAGTTGACCACGGCATCATTGACGCCCGCCGCCATGCCGGTTGCCGCGTCCGCCGCTGTCCCGGCCATCGCGGTGATGCCGATCACCAGCCCCGCCACGGCATCGTTCCCGAGTTCCATGAATTTGCGGGAAGGAGACTTCGACTCCAACGCATTCCGCGCGGCACTGAGCGCCCCGCGCACGACATCGGCGGCCGCGCCAGCGATGGCAGACGCGCCAGCCTGGATACCACCAACCAGCCCTTGCACGATCGCGCCGCCGATCGCCGCTGCCTCGCCCGCCGCCGCGCCCGCGACCGAGGCCAGTGCGCTCGCCACTTGGCCGCCGAAGCCCTGCACCGCGCCGATCGCTTGCGCGAGAAAGCCGGTGATCGTGGCGAGGAAGCCCGACCACGCCGCTTGGGTGGCCGATACCACGGAGGCCCATGCGCTCGTCACCGCGCCGTAGATCGCCGCCACGGCGCTCGTCACCGTGGACGTGATGGCGGACCATCCCGCATCCACGGCGGAACCGACCGCACTCATGGCGCTACCGACAGCCGAGGTGATGGCAGTCCACCCGGTATCCACGGCGGAACCGACCGCACTCATGGCCGCGCCGACCGCCGAGGTGATCGCCGTCCACCCGGCATCCACGGCGGAACCGATTGCGCTCATCGCCGCCCCGACCGCCGCAGTGATCGCCGTCCACCCGGTATCCACCGCCGAGCCGACCGCACTCATGGCGCTGCCAACCGCTGCGGTAATGGCCGCCCACCCGCTCTCGATGGCCCCTTGGATGGCCGACATCGCCCCGGAGACGGCGCTACCAAGCGCGGAGAATGTCGTACCAACGGCCTCGCCGATCGCCGACATCGCGCCTGACACCGTGCTGCCGAGCGCGGAGAATGCCGCGCCTACCGTTTCACCGATCGCGGACATTGCGCCCGACACTGCGGACCCGAGCGCCGATAACGCCGCGCCGACCGCGCCAACCACCGCAGCCCATGTGCTCGTGATCGTCGCAAGGATCGTCGTCATTGCCGCCTCAACCGCCGTACCCATCGCGGAGAATTTCTCCCCGATGTCGGAAATCACGATGGCGAGATTGGCGCGAATATCTTCCGGGATGGCATTCCATGTCGCCATGACCGTGCTACGGAAGCTATCGAGCGCGCCCTGGATGCCGCTGCCCAGGCCGCTGAATGTGTCGCCCACGGCGTTTTTGACAGCGGTTAGCGCGTCCTGGACGGTCGTACCGAGACCATTGAAGGTGTCACCCACGGCGTTCTTGACGGACGTGAGCGCATCGCGGATGGTCGTGCCAAGGCCGCTGAAGGCGTCACCCACCGCGTTCTTCACGCTTGTGAGCGCGTCCCGGATGGTCGTGCCGATGCCGTTGAACGTGTCACCGACAGCATTTTTCGCGTCGGTCAGCGCATCGCGGATCGTGGTGCCGAGTCCGTTGAATGCATCGCCCACGCTGTTCTTGACTCCCGTCAATGCGTCGCGGATCGCGGTGCCCATGCCGCTGAAAGCGTCACCCACGGCGTTTTTTGCGTCGGTGAGTTTGTCGCGGATGGCGCTACCGAGCCCGGAGAACGTTTCACCGACCGCATTCTTGATCTCGGTCAGTTTGTCCCGCACCAGCGTACCGAGCGCCGAGAAAGCGCCCCCTGTCGCCGCAGAAATCGCCGCCCACGCCGCCGCGAGCGCCGCAGCCACCGCCGGGGCGAAGGTGCCATTGAGCCAGGCATTGATCGCCGTGCCCCACGCGGAGAGCTGCGCGAGGACGGCGGGGATGGCCGTGGTGGTGATCCAATTGCTGAGTGCCGCAGCGAGCGGGGCGACGAACGCGGTGATGCGCGGCACGGCGGTCCCGCGCAGCCAGCCGTCGAAGGCGTCGAGCCAGAGCGGCAGATTGGTGAGCAGGAACGGGATCGCCGTGCTCCCGATCCAGCCGACCAGGGCGAGGCCCAGGCCGCCCCAGAAGGACACCAAACCGGGGATCAGCGTGCCGTAAACCCACCCGTTGATGGTGCCGAGGAACGCGGCGAGGCGCGGGAGTAGGAACGGGATCGCGGTCGTCTGAATCCACGACGAGAGGCGATCGCCCCATATCGCGAACTGCGCCTCGATCTGCGGGCCGTAGGTATTGATCGCCGACCCAATGGCGCTGAAGAACTGCCCGATGTAGGGCGCGGCACGCGCGGCGAGTTCGCCCAGCTTGCCGAGGATCGTCCCGATCCACGCTTCCATGCCGCCGATGAACTGCGACAGGTTGGTCTGCCCGGACAGCAGCGACTGGAACGCGCCGAGCACCGCCGCGATCGCCGTGCGGACCTGGCCCGCGAAGTTGAGGATCGCCGTCAGCCCGGTGCCGATCGCCGCCGCCAGCATGGGGCCGTAGGTGTTGATGAACGGCAACGCGCCCGCCACCGCCGCTTGCAACCCGCTGAGCACGCCGGTCAGGGCGGGGAGCATGGACGTGCCGAGGACGATCGCGGCCTCCTGCACGGTGCGTTTGAGGCGGTCCCACTGGAATCCCGCTGTTTCCTTGATCTTGTTGTACGACTCCTCGGTGATGCTGTTCGTGAGTTCCTGGTTATTGAGGTCGGCGAGCGTCTTGCGGAAATCCTCGTACCCGGTGCCGAGCAGGGTCGCCAGCCCGAGCCCGCCGCGCTGCGCCGCGATCAGCTTCATCGACTCCGCCTCGGCCTGGGCGGAGGAATAGCCCATCTTCTCGTAGGCCGTCTTCAGGTCGCCGAGGACGCCCTCGAGGCCCTTGCTGCTCAGCCCCGCCGCCGAGAAGTCGGCCACCAGATCGACGCCGGTCGCGTTGGAGAGCTTGACGAGTTCAGAGTGCGCCGATTTTGTTGGATTAATTAAGTGAGTGAGAATATTCGTCATCTGCGTGCCCGCCGTGGCCGCGTCGAAGCCGTGGCGGGTCAGGGAGGAGAAACCCGCGGACACATCTTCGAGCGACACGCCGAGATTGGCCGCGATGCCGATCGCACGGCCACTGTAGTTAGAATAGTCTTCAAGTGTCATATTGCCGGACGCTGCGGCGAGATGCATGACCCCCATGACGTGCGCGGCGTTGGCCTGGACGGCGGCGAGGTTATTCGTCCCGTCCGCCGCGCGGACCACATCGAGGCCGTACTCGTGCATCGCGTTGGCGAGGACGTTGGTGGTCGCGGCGGCGTTGCCGCCCGTGCTGGCCGCGCTCTCGGTCGCCACGGTGAGGATCGCCATCGACGCGGCGGTGTCGTTGGTGATGTTCATCGCCTTCATGAAGCCCTGGCCCAGGATGTCGAACGACACCCCGGAATCGGCCCCGAGTGCGAGGATCGTCTGGCGCATGGTGTCGATCTGGCCGGTCGCCATCGTGGTGTTGTTGGCGATTTCCATCGTGGACCGCTGGAAGTTCGCCGCCTCGGCGGTCGCCGCGACCAGCCCCCCGACCGTGGCCGCGCCCGCGATGGCGAGCGCGGTGAAGCCGAGCGCGGCGGCGCTCGTCGCCTCGCCCAGTCCGAGCAGGGACGCGGCGGTCGCCTCGACCCCCTCGGCACGGACCAGGACCAGCAGCTCGGCGGCGGTGACGGCCATGCGGCGACTCGCAAGCACGAAAAAGACCGGATCGCTCCGCCCCGAGTCGCACTCAATCGAGTGCCCCCGAGGGGGAGCAAGCCAGTCTGTACCCCGCCGAAGCGTTGCATCCTTGCACTTGCTGCTACCTACTGTAGCGCGGCTGTTCGGGTTTGTCTAGAGGTGCGGAAGTGGGGACGCCGCGCAGCACCAGCCCAACCCGACCGGGCGCACCCCGTCGTAGCGCGCCGTTGGCCCGCACTTGCCGAGGTGTCACCCCTCCTGCTAGGATGCGCGCCATTGAAGATCATGGCGACACCAATGAGGGGGGGGGCGGGATGACTGGCAAGCGCGTCGTATCCTCGAATGGTTTGGGGCAGGGTTGTCTGTATGCAGTCTTAGCCTTGTGCGGAATCATCGCGACGATCCTATTGTTCCTGTTCGTCGGGCTTTTTTGGCCGATTGTCGTCCTGCTCGGGTGCGGCTTGCTGCTTGCATCTTGGCGGCGTCCGGGTATTTTCGCCCGACTTGCGGGAACGCGCCTTTTCCGATGGTTGCCAGATGGTTTACGGCTCGTGCCCAGGCGGTTCGGAGTAACCCTCGCGATTACCTTGATCGCACTATCAGCGATTTCAGGATCGCTGATCTATGGGCAGATGACGACGCCTACCGCTTTGGCGACTCCGACCGCACGGGCGGTGCTGGCGGTGGCGAATACTACGCCGACTGCTGTCGCCACGATTGCAGCCACATCTACCCCTGTAGTGCCAACACCTACGGTTGCTGCTGTGACCGTAACGACAATCGCTACCTTGGCCCCTGCCAGCACGAGTACATCGCCAGCAGCGGTGCAAATACAGGTTCCTACAAGCGTTGCCACGATTCCACCCACCCTGGTCCTTCCGACGCTGACTGCGGTCCCACCAACGTCTACGATGATTCCACCAACAACCACGCTCGTTCCGCCGACCACGACGCCAATTCCAGCCACCGCTACCCCGATCCCAGGGCCTGTCATTGTCATGTCGCAACTCGTCGCGGTGGTCGACGGCGCGACGATTACGGTGCGGTTGCCGGATAACACCGAAACATCGGTCCTGCTGATCGGTGTCGATGCGCCGCTTGTGACTGAGTGTTACGGTGCGGAATCCGCCGCTCGAACCACCGCCCTCTTGCAAGGCCGCACGGTAGAGTTGGAGGGCGATACGCTCGATAAGGATCGGGGCGGGCGTTTGTTGCGCTACGTGTGGGTTTGGGGGGAGGATGGCGTGCGCCGACAAGTCAACCTTGAAATGGCGAAGGGTGGATTAGCCGCCGTGTACAGTTCTGCCCCTAACGTGCGCTATCAGGCGGACATGACGGCGGCACAAAAAACCGCACAGACGCAGAAGATTGGACTATGGAGCGCGTGTGGTAAGGCCCACACCCCGATCCCACCGACGCCGACCCCGCTCGGACGTTGCTCGACCGCCGATGCACAGCGGCTGATCAACACGCTCCAATCCAAGGCCCAAGAGTGGGATGACGCGAACCAATTGGCGAATAGCACGCCGCGTATTTCCCTTGCGCCACAGGTTCAGAATCTCCAACGTATCCGACGTGAGGCCGCCGCGCTGTCGGTGCCGACGTGTGGGACGAAGGCGCACGCACTCATGGTGTCGTACATGGATACGACGATCAATGCGTATATCGACTTCCTTGGGCAGGGCACGAAATACAGCGCCTTACTGGCCCAGGCGAGCACGCAAATCGACGCATTCAATGTTGAGCTCAAACATGTCACGGTAGGGCCGTAAACCGATAGGGGAACGATTGAGACTATGCCGCTTGGTACAGCGGGTACGCCCGCCGCACGGCGGCCTCGCGCCGTCGATGGCAACTGCGGCACAAGGTCAGGAGGTTATCCAGCGCGTTCGCCGCCACATGGACCCCCCGGAATAGGCGGCGCGGCCTGATGTGATGCACGTCGAGCGCGGGGGAGTGTTGTTGCTTCCCGCAGTCCTGGCAGGTGTCTTGATCGCGCTCGCGTGCCTTGCGCGATTGTTCAGGCCAGTCCAGTCCGTAGTATTTGCAGCCCCACGCATGGGCAGACTTCCATGCCATGTGGCAAGCGCGCGAGCAGAACTGCACGTTAGCTGTTTTCGTATACGGATAATAATCTTTCCCGCACTGGCGACAGTGACGCAGCGGGACGCGCTTGACGCCCACATGAGAAGCGTTGCAACAGTCGTTCGAGCAGAAACGACCTTTGTACCCCGCCTTGTCGAATTGCCATAGCGGCGCGTTGAACGACGCGCCGCATTGCTCGCAGCGGCGTTCGACGGGTTTGCCACGCGGGGCGCGCTCAGCCTCGTAGCACGCCTGTGAGCAGAACCGCCGTACACGCCGCGCCGCCTCTGACGGGGGCACGGTGAACGCCACGCCGCAGTGCTCGCAGACGAACGCCGGTCGCGCATTGTCGCGGTGTTGCATCGTCGTGGCGCACGACTTCGAGCAGAAGCGCGGCGCGGCCCCGCGACTCTGAAACGCCGTGCCGCACCCTTCGCAGGCGTAAGCGCGCAGTTTTCGTCCGGCCATGACACCCGCTCCTTATGGTCAGTCGCGCGCCGGTGGCCCCCAGCCGAATTGCAAGTAGTTTATTCTTCGCCCTCGTGCTGGTCGAGCGCGGACAGCAATTCATCCGGCGTGACGCCAAGCACCTCACATAATTGCCGCATGTGCGCGACTCTTGGGCGATCCTCGCTGGTTTCCCATTTTGAGATCGTGCCCTGACGACTGATGCCGACAGCCTTCGCTAGGTCTGCCTGCGTCAACATTTTTCGTTCACGTAATCGGCGCAACCCGTTCACTGGCTTGATCATTCTTCAATCCTTCATCGACACAACCGCGCATGAAAACAGTATACACGCGAATAATAGCCGTGTAAATGCTTGACATTGAGAATAATAAGCGTATAATATACCTATGAAGTGAGGCGGGCACCCCGACCAAGAGATTCCCGCCTCACATGACCCGTAAGCCACGAAAGGAAGTTTACCATGTCTGCCCGTACCGCCCCGCTGCACCGCCCCGCCGAGTTGACATTCCTCGCCGCCGACCACAGCACCGGGATCGTGGAGTTCACCGCCCCGAGCGCGCACGACCCCGCTCGCGTCAACACCGTGAGCCTGGATACCACGACCGGCGAAACCCTTTGCGATTGCCAGGCGGGCGAGTGCCACCGCCAATGCTGGCACCAGGATCACATCCTCGCCGCCTGGCTGGCGACCGGCGCGATGACCGAGGTCCGCTGGCTCACCGTCGCCGGGCTGGTCCGCTACGGGCGCAAGGCCCGCCGCATGGTGGACACCTACACCCTGCGCGTCGGGCGCATCCTCCCCGCCGATGCCCTCGCCCTGGTCGCGGCGCGCAGCGAGTACCGCCTGCGGGCGGCGCGCGCCGCCGCGCCGCTGGCTGTCGCCGCCTGATCGTTGTCGCGCGCGGCGGTGTCCCGCCAAGGCCCGCCGCGCGCCTGTCCCGCCGTAATGAATGAGGATGGAGCGTAAATCGTGAGGATCAAGGAAGTACAGCCCGGCTGTGGGCTGGTCGTGGAACTGATGCCCGACGACTGCTATACCCTGGCGCTCGCGTGCAGAGAGGCCGCGTTTACCCAATCCGAGGCGAGTAAGGGCCACGACAACGCCGCCGTCCAGGCCCTCCTGTTCGACACGTTCGCCTGCCTGTTCGAGGCGTGCGCCCTGGCCGGGGCCGCGCCGGGCTTGCTCGGGAGCAAGGAGTCGGCCACGTACACCGTCGAGGGTATCCGCGCGCTGTGGGGGGTGGCGTCGTGAAGATCGTCACGATTACGCCGCTGACGGTCTCCGTGGAGTTGGATATCGCCGACTGCATCGCCTTGTGCGACGCCTGCATGTACCGCGCCGACGACTGGGATGCCGGGAACGCCTCGACGCTGCTGAAAGCCCTGGGGATGGGCCTGCTCGGCTCGGCGTTCGCGGCGTATGACGCGGACGGCGACGAGCACCCGACGATCCGGCAGATGTGGGAGGTCTGGGCCCCGATCGTCTGCGTCGGCGCGCACGACTATCGGCGGATGCCGGTGCCGAAGGAGTACGCCGAGCAGCGGGGCTTCGAGGACTGAGGGCCGACCGGGGCGGCGGCGCTGGTGCCGCCGCCCCGTATACTCTTCGATGACAAGGAGGAAATATGAAAAACGTGGAAGAAACGAGCAAGGCACTTGCCACGCTACGCGCCTACCTAGCATCACAAAGCAAAGAGGCCACCGGCTATGTCTACTTCTTCCAAGCGGAAATGGGTGGGCCAGTCAAGATCGGCTATTCCGGTAGCCCGCGAGCACGTAGGAAGGAATTGCAGACAGGACATGGTGAGGTGATTGTTTGTCTCGGCTACCTCCGGGGTACCAAGCAGTCGGAGTCGATGCTACATCACGCTTTTGCTGATCAGCGGGTACGCGGGGAGTGGTTCGCGCCCGCCCCCATGCTAACCAACCTCATCGGCGAGATCGCTATCACTGACGATCCAGGGATGCAACGTGCTCGGAAGATTGTCAAAGTTCAAACATCCACCGTGCCAGTAGAACTGCCGCGCAATCCGCAGACAGTGAAGCCCAATATGGGTTTCCGTCTCGAACCGCCGACGCCCATCCCCTGCCCACGTTGCGGCGAGATGATCCCGCCCGGCCACTATTGGGAACGCAAAGGCAAGACGGAAGGATTCGGCAACGTGTGGGTGATGCGCCACCGTAAAGAGAGCGGCAAATGGTGCTTGCTCTATGCCGGAGCGGCCGAACTGCTCGCTCTTTTCGCCGAGTACCAACCCGACTGGTGGGACACGGCGGCGCAATTAATGGGATTGCAAAGCAATGAACAAGTGGGGCGGGATAATTAGCCCGCCCCACTCATATATCCCCCGCCGAGGCGGTGTAGGCGCTCGTGAATCGCGTTGCTACTGTAGCACGGCTGTTCGGGTTTGTCTAGGGTGTGGCGTTGCCGACCGCGAAGGTAGGATTCTTATCCTGCTTGAATACCAGCTTCAGATCGGTCGCATTGGGAGCAACATCGAAAACCACGTGATACGTGACGTTCACCCCTGGCGGTACCTGACCCCCAATGCGCTGTGCCCCCTTGTATCCCGAGTACTCGTAGGAAGCACCGCCATCGGTGGAAACCTTGTAGGTGATACCATTGGCGGCCAGTAATTCAAGGTCGGTCGTGTTGACGCCGAAGTTGGTATTGCCGGTGTTCTTCATGTCAACGACCACGACGAACCATGTGCCTGCCGCCGTTGACTTGTTGCCATACTGCGACCAGACAAGTTCTTTCCCCGGTCGGACCACGTTGTTGACGGCGAGATCCCAGTTCTTCACGCTGGCAAGCTCGTTCAGGCCGTAGACCTTGGGCGGTGGTACGGGCGTATTGGTCGGCTTGGCGGTCTGTTCAGGCTTCGGCGTGTTCGTCGGTTTCGCCGCATCGGTTGGTTTCGCTGTCGTTACTGAGGTGGCAGTCACGGTGGCGGCTTGTCCCACCGCCGCAACGGTCGTGCCGCCCGGCGCGCTGGTTGGCGCTTGCGCGGCAACCGTGGGTGTCGCACTCCCTCCGCCGCGAGCCACGGCCACAATACCGATCAGCCCGCAGACAAGACAGAGCGCAAGCACCGCGCCCGCGCCGATCAAGAGGCGATTGCGCCGCTTTTTCGCGGGCAGTGGCGGTGCCGGGGTGTAGGGGTAGGGCGGCTGATCGGGGTACGGCTGCGGTGGCGGACCCGGCGGCGTGCTCATGCTTCCCCCTGCGGCGTATACGATAAGGCCCGCATAGTAGGTCACGTCGCACTTGTCGTCAAGAAAGCGCGGGCTGCGTCAAGTGAGGCGCGTCAAGCACGGCGATGGTCGCGTTTCTTTGTCCGTTGCGCCGAGCGCGCTATCTGGCGGCGATAGCGCGAGTGCCACGTCGCCTGTCCCTCTGGGGACTCCCATGCTTGTTTGAGCAGCGGCGCGAGGCGGACATTCCCCGCCTCGGTAAATACGCCGAGCGGCGCGAAGGCGCTAGTGATGACGACATCAAAGGCTTTTACGAACTCACCCGTCGCAGTTACTATCGGCTTGAACGCCACCGCCAAGTTGTAGCGCAAATTCTCGATGAGGATCGCGTCAACATTGATCCCGATGCGGCCATGCGCCGGGATGACCGCCCGATCCTGTTGTTCGTCCATCGCTCCCCCTGTTTCCTCGCCCTCATCGTCGCCGTGGCCGTCAATCAGCGAGTGGTAGATCGTGCGCGCCTTCTATATTCCCGCCTGAGAAACATCTCGCGCCTGATGTGGCAAGAGGCACAGAGCGTCACCAGATTGCCTAAATCGTTAGCGGCGATGTAATCGTAGCCGAATGCTTTGCGTGGGCGGAGATGGTGGACGTGGTGTGCCGACTGCTCCTGGCGTAGGCCGCAATCTAGGCACGTATAGTCGTCTCGCTCGCGGGCTAGGCGTGACTGTTCCGGCCAGTTTTGCCCATAGAGTCCGTTGGTAAACGCTCCGGTAGGGTCGCTTGCAGATGGTGGGTGAGCGCAAGCGCGTGAACAGAAACGCCCGCTACCCTTCCTGACCTGCGCGTGAAAGATACGAAACCGCTTGCCGCACACCTCGCAGGTGAATTCGGCTGTACGCCCACGCGATTTCGTCGCCCCGCAACTCGGACATAGCTTCTTCTGCGACAGCGTACCGTCAGCAAGGCGAATCGAGAATACTTCCCCACAGCGCATGCAGGTGCGTGTCGGGTCCGGTTGGGCTTTCGCACGTTCCCGCGCCGCGCAAGATTTGGAGCAATAACGCGAGCTTCTCCCATGACTTTTCGGAACGAATTCTTTCCCGCAGTAGGCGCACCGTCTGGCCTGCTTGCGCCTGCGCCGTGGCCCGCCCTGCGCGGCGTAGCGTGCCTCAGAAGAACACTCCTTACACGTTGCTCGTCGCCCGCATGCGCCCTCGCCCAAGTTGAAGGCGACGAGCAGCTTCGTCTTGCCGCAACGCTTGCAGACCTTCGTCTCCGACCAAGGCTGCGCCTTAGGCTTCTTCCCGAAGCCGAGCGTGTCGAGATCGGTACGCCGAAAGTAGCGGAATTTCCAGTTCGACGCGCAGGCATGGATAGGGATAGGTTTCGCTCTCATGCGTCGGGATAGCGTCTCGTCGCTCACGCCTAAATACGCGCTCGCTTGCGCTCTTGTCAAAAAAGCACCCGTCGCCAATTCCGAATCAGTGAGCGGCGATGGCGGCGTGTCAGAATACAATGTCTCGCCCATGACACCCTCTCCTTATGGCAAGTATACAGGGCGACGGCACCAGCGCCGCCGCCCCGGTCGGTCGTCAGTCAGCGTATTCGGGCGGCACCGGCATCCGGCCATAGGTCGGCCTGCCGTCCGCAAAGCCCGTGTACACCAGCGGTGCCCACACGCGCCAGAGGTGCGCGAACGTGCGTTCCTCGTCGGTGTCCGGGGCGAAGATGGCGAGGGCGGCGACGAGCAACGCCGCACCCTGCGCCTCGATCTGCGGTACGGGGTATTCGTAGTCGTAGTGCGCGGTGGCCTTCTTGCAGGCGACATAGAACGCGATGCAGTCGGTGGGGTCCAGTTCCACGGTCAGCGTCAGCGGGGCGACCTTGACGATCTTCATTCCGCCACCTGGCCTTCCGCCACGTCGCCGATGAACGGGACGAAGCGTAGCGGGACCGGGATACGCGCGGGCGGGACGCTATCGGTATCCAGCGGTGCCCACCAGGCCCACATCCGGGCCGGGGTGCGGGGTGCGTCGTCGTTGCTGCTGGCGTAGGCGGCGTAGCCCGCGCTCAGGAACGTCGTGGCGAGGGCGCACAGATAGCTGTAGTCGATCGGGCTGTCGGCGCTCAGCGCGTGCCCACAGGCGCACGCCAGGGCGATACAGTCGGTCGTATCCAGTTCGACGGTCAGGTGATTGCTGGCGATACCGATGATCTTCACGGGACACGCTCCATTCCTCATTCAGCGGTAGCGGGCGTGCGGCGGGCCTTGGCGGGACACCGCCGCGCGCGACAACGATCAGGCGGCGAGCGGCAGGGCCAGGGCACCGAGGGCCGTGCAGGCGGCGGAACGGCGTCGCCGCCATTCGCACCGCGCCGCCGTGAGTGCCGTCACGTCGGACGACAGGGCCCGCCCGGTGCGCGCCCGGTAGGTCGTCACGCACAGCCGGTGCTTCTTGCCGTAGCGGAGCAATTGATCGTCGGTCAGCCAGCGGACGGCGAGCATCGCGGGGGAGGCGAGCCACGCGGCGGCGGCGTGGTCGGCGTGCCAGCAGCGGCGGTTGCACTCGCTCGCGCGACAGTCGCAGTGGGTCGTGCCGTCCGTGGTGTCCAGGGCGACGGTGTTGATCCGGTGCGCGTCGTGGCGGGAGGGGGCGATCAGGGCGACGATCCCGCTGTGGTCGTCGCAGCCGTGCAGGGCCAGTTCGGCGGGGCTGTGGTCGAGGGCGGTACGAAGGCTCATGGTACACTTGCTCCTGTTCTGGGACTTCGGCCCCGGTTCACTCGATGGCGTTGCGGGATTGCTTACCAGGGCCAAACCGCAACGCCATTCCCATACTCAGGATTATAGCACTTCCTAATGTCGAAGTCAATAGTTTACTAAGTATCTATTGCAAAATGACGCAACTTCCTCTATACTGACACTATTGAAACGTGAGTATTCGCGGGGAGCGTGCGATGCATTGGCGGTTGAGGGAAATCGCAGAGCCGGAGCGTTGGAACGCCAAACGGTTAGCTGAGGCGACCGGGCTGGCGTACAACACCGTCTGGGGTATCTGGACCAACAAGAGCAAGCGTGCCGATCTGGAAACGTTGGCGACGTTGGCGCGGGTGTTGGGGGTGCAGCCAAGCGCGTTGATCAGCGACTTGGAACCAGGTGACGGGCAAGTAAAACTCGCCGCCTGAATCAACCAGGCGGCGAGTAGCAGAGGTTATTGCTTTACGGGCAGATTGAACCCTCCCGTAAAGCAATGCAAGTGTAGCAGAGGTATGAGATGCGTGAACAATTACCCCTAGAAGCAAAACGGTGCAGTACGTGTACAGCGAGAAAGCCGATCGAGGATTTCGGTATCGATCGCTCACAGAAGGATGGCCGAAGCGGAAGATGCAAAGCGTGCAGGTCTATAGCGGAAAAGACCAGCAAACAAAGATACCGTATGCGTCATGCCGAACAAGTGAGAGAAGCTAACCGAAAATGGTTTCAGGAGAATCGTCACAAATATGCGATTTACCGAAAAAACCACGCAATGCGCCATCCCGAAGCGTCGTTAGAACGCCAACGAAAAACACGAGCGAAACACAAAGCACAACGCGATGGATATACGGTCTATCAGTTCTTCGATAGTGACGGCGAAGTCATCTACGTAGGCATGACCTGTGACTGGTTACAGAGACAAAAGCAACACAGGATAAAACCTTGGTTCCCCGAAGTGGCAACAATTGCATTGGACAAGTATGAGGAGTTGGCGAAAGCAAGGGCATCCGAGTCCCAATTGCTTCGGCAACACCGCCCTCGCTACTGCCTTCGTTTGTATTAGAGGTAGTTGTCTTGCGGGCAGATTCCAGCCTCCCCGCAAGGCAGCGCGAGTGTAGCAGAGGTAGCGATGACAACAGAACTACGCGACCCCGGCGCGCTGCGGGCGCACCCGCTGAACGCCACGATCTACGGGGAGCCGGACGCCGACCCGGCCTTCATCGAGAGTATCCGTGAGGAAGGTATCCTCACCCCCTTGACCGTGGACCAGGACGACACGATCATCAGCGGCCACCGCCGCTGGCACGCCGCGACGACCCTCGGACTGGACCGCGTGCCGGTCGTGGTGCGTGAGATCGCCGACCCGCTCGACGCGACCCGCCTGCTGATCGAGGCGAACCGCCAGCGCGAGAAGTCGTACAGCCAGCGGATGCGCGAGGCCGACGAGTGGGCGGGTGTCATGGCCGCGCAGGGCATGGCGCGCATGGCCGAGGGTGGACGACAGGGCGGGCGACTCGCCGGACGTGGCCGACCGATAGGGGTTGCGCCAATTGGCGCAACCCCTATGCCCGATGAGGTGGACGCAACTGCCGAGCGGTTCAACGAGCGCCGCAGCCGCACCTTCCAGCGCGAGCGGTACATCTGGCACATCGCCGAGGAACGCGGCGGCGACCGCGAGGCCGCGTCCCTGGTGGCGCGCGCGCTGGTGCAGAAGCTCGACGCCCGGGCGATCAGCGTATCGGCGGCGGAGGCGCAGTTGCGCGAGGCGGTGGAAACGACCGAACGGCGCGCGGCGCTACCGCCCGAGTCGCCGCGTCCGCTCCACCCCTCGTCGCAGCCCGATCCCTGGGACGAGCCGGATGCCGATCCCGACGCCGGGCTGTACTCGCGGCCCGAGCCGCCCGAATGGTTGCATGGCGCGTTCGTTGACGCCGGATATATCGCGCCTACGTCCCCGCCGCCGCCACCCTCGCCACCCCCGCACGACGAACACGCCGAACTCACCGACACGATCCTCGGTGCCGACGCAGCGATCAACGACGGCGGCGTAGCGAAACACCTGCTGCTGACCAAACTGGGGCGCGACGTGCGGCACCTGCTCCTGTCCTACAAAGAGGACGATGTCTGCGCCGCGCTGGAACGCTACCCCGAACTCGATCACATCTTCACCGATCTCCATCGGTTGCGTCGCCTGATCGCCAACGTGGAGCGTCGTTGCACCGTGATTCGCGGCGGGCAGGGGGTGGGTTGATGGGCTCGCGCAAGACGCTGATCGTCCACGCCGACCGGGTAGACCTGATCGCGCTGCTCCGGTCGTTGGCTGACAATGCTCCCGCGCGGGCGAACCTCACCGATCTGGCGGTGCGCGCCGTGGACGAGATCGAGCGTGAGGTCGCCGCCGATCCCGACCTGACCGACTGGTACGCGCGTGTCCGGCGCGGCGCGCTGGCCGACCGCGCCTACGCCGAACTGGCGCTGCTCCTCAAAGCCAAGCGGCTCGACGTGAAGCTGCCGTTCATGGCGCAGCCGATCCCGCTCAGTCCCCGCCAGGGCGTGCGCCTGAAAGGGATGCAGGAGTATCAGCAGACCTTGTTCCTGGCGTTCACCTGGGACGAGTACGAGGCGTGGCGGGATGACTGGCTCGGGCGCTACGCGCGGGCGGGCGACATCCGGGCGATCATCACCCTGATCGATCGGGTGCGTCTCACCAACCCGAAGGTTGCGAGCATCGGCGCGGCGCTCCGCATGGGTGGGGCGAGTATCACCGCGATCATGGAGGACGCGGCCTGATCGACTGGCGGTATCTGCACGCGGCGTAGCGATCAGGGTCACAAGATGAAGGAGTGGGCTAATTAGCCCACTCCAATACGTTATCCGGCGTCTCTGGGACGCGCTCGCGCTTGCTACTCCCTACTGTAGCACGGCTGTTCGGGTTTGTCTAGGGGATGACTGCCTACCGTGGCGTAAACGATGTGCTCGTGGTGAAGGTCTGGCCCTGGTAGGTGATCTGCACGTCGATCACGACCGTGTAGCCCTTGCTGGCCCTGCTGATGTCGCGCGTGCAACTCATGGTGCCGTCAGCGCCGCTCACGCCGCTAGTGCAACCGGGCGAGGTGGTCTTGTAGTTCCATGTCGTCGCCATCGTCGCCCCGGCCACGCCTTGCCCATTATTCTTGAGCGTGCCGGTGACGGTGACGCGCGTGTTCTGGGTGGGGCTGTCATTGGAGACGGTGGCCGATACCTGATAGTTGGCGACGGGAGACGGCGCGGGCGAAGGGCTCGCGCTCGGCGGCAGGGGCACAGGCGAAGGTGAGGGCGGGGCGGGGGGCGTTGGCGTGCCGCCCGTCTGGCCGCCCGGATACTTCCCGGTGAATTGCTCACCTCCGAGCAGTCCGAGCAAGACTTGATAGGTCGGGTCGGCGACTTCCGGGTGATACTCGAAGCGCGCCCGCTCGAAGTATTGCGTGCGGTACGTCTTGCCATCGGTCGGGTTGATCTCGTCGAACGGCTCGGAGATCGGCAGCCCCTGCTGGGCCAGTCCGCCGTGCATCTGCCAGTAGGCGAAGAAGCGGTCGTCCACGCATTGCCCGGTCTGCTGGAAGCAGTTGACGCCCGTCGCGGGCACGGCGGGGCGTCCACCGGGATACTTCACCGGGAACTGCTCGCTGCCGAGGAGTCCGAGGAGTACCTGATATTGCGGATCATTGATCTCGGGGTGGTACTCGAAACGCGCACGCTCGAAATACTGCGTCAGGTAGATTTGCCCGTTGGTGGGATTGGTTTCGTTGAAGGCATCGCTGATCGGTAGCCCTTGCTGGGCGAGGCCGCCGTTGGCCTGCCAGTAGCTGAGGAACGGATCGCAGACCTGTTTCCCCGTAGCGGCGAACGTCTGGCAGGAGGCGGCAACCGCCGCCCGTGGCGCGATGCCCCCAAACGCCAAGCCGGTGAGCAACAAAACACCGCAAAGGACCATGCGCACTACCAGCGACCGGCATCCCCGTACCATCTGCTCCCCCTTCCACTATCAACGAGTCACCACTTGTAGCCCAGGCGGCGATTGTAGCAGGACGTGGCAGGGGTGACGCAAGACGCCCCCCGGCACCAGGGCGATGCGGGGGCGCTTTGCGTGGTTCATCCTTTTTTAGCGCATGTTATCGATGTAGCTTTTGATTACTACTGCGAGTGTGAGCAGGCTACCGATCACGGCACTAAGGAGAATACTATCGAAATCTTGCGACGAGAGATAGATTTGCCCGCCACGGATGAGCGCGCTGTCGCCCGTTACGTACAAATACGACAGGCGTGCGGCAGGCAAGATCACGGTCGCCATGGCGGCGCTCACCCCGAACGAACCCAGTACCGCTTGTTGCCAGTCGTTGATTGTGAGCTTTTTGGTACGCCGGTAGCGGATTGCCACAAAGACGATGACGAGCGGCAAGCCTATCAGGAGCCCGACCGTGAACGGCATAATCGTCTAGTGGTCGGTTGGTGTCGAGTTCTTCGCGCCCCGCTGCTTGTCGCTTTGCCGATCAACGACCTCGCCCACCACGCCACCAGCCACGAAGCCGACCACCGCACCGATCGGACCACCGAGCATCCCGGCGACACTCGCGCCGATGAGTGCGCCCCCGATGGTGGAGGGAGTAACCATCTCACGCTTATTGCGACGCTTGCTTGTTCGCCGCACTGGTTTTCGTTGGGGAGTGGCCGGAGCAACCCGCTCCCGTTCGCGTGTGAGGGCCATATTTTGCCTGCCTTCCCTTGCATACGGCGATAACGCGTTATCGCCGTATGCTTGATAATAGCCGAGCGCAATAACGGTCCGTATAGTGTACGTCATCGCGGAAAGAATAGATACGACTATACGCTTGGCGTTTGGAGCCGTTGGCAAGCTCGGGCTCGTACACCTTGGTCTTGTCCCAGTAGCGCAACTGGCGCACGCTCAGCCCGGTCAAGATACCGACGCGCTCGATACTGAAGGCGAAAATGTCGTCCATATCGCCCCTCCTCGTGAACTAAGCAGAACATACGTTCTTTGCGAGCTAATTATCCGCGCACGTTCGGGCATTCGTCAAGGGGGATGAAGACAAACACGGGACAAAAGTACCAGCTAGACGCGTCGCCTGCGGATACGCGCCTCGGCATTGCGACATAAACGACACCGATCCAGTGCATAGTATTTGCCGCGTGCCTTGTGCTGGGGGAACTCCGTTAGCGGTAGCACGGTCCCGCAATCACGACAAGCTTTCTCGTGTCGCACAGCGGCAGAGTAAGGATGGGACTCCCGATACTTGTCGGCCATGCACTCTTTGCACTGCCCCGTCACCCTACCTAATCCCCTCGTTAGCGTAGCGGGTGACGCTGGCGGGGTCCAGGGCCGAAGGTCCGGTACGATGGTCCGGGGTGCGGCGCGGCTGGGGCGAGTCGCACGCCCATCGCGGGAGGGATGAGGTATGGAGACCCTGTACCCCCGCTGTGCCGCTCGCCGCCGCGCTACTCAGGGATAGGCAAGGGGCGTGCCGCTAGGGACTCAGGCGTTACGTTCGTTTATCAGACGCTCCACCTCGTGCTCCATGTAGAGCCGGTTGTGCTTCTCCGCGATGGGGCGTAGTCCTTCGACCAGAGCGCTGAATCGCGCTGTCTCGGCATGAGGGTCATAGATGTTCCGCGCAAAGTCGATGGTGGTAGTAACGGTATTGGCCGCTCGTGCGGGTTCTTCGCGCAACAGGGTCTCGAAATCCTCAAGGTGCTGCTGATGTTCGCTATGGTGCATCGACATGCTCGCCCCTCCCTTATACAAACCAACGCGATCGCTATTGTACTCGTCTCCCCGCGCCCTGCCCCGCACGGTGGGGCGCTCGCCGGTCGGAGCGCCCCACCGTCGCACTTGTCGTCAAGAAAGCGAGGGCTGCGTCGCGATCAGCGGCGGAACTCCACGACCCAGCGCATCCGGGTCGGCAGGAACAGCCGGGCGAACCAGCCGCGCGGGATGGGTTGCTGGTAGACGCGGGCGACGTGCCAGCCGGTCCCCGCGAGCACGGTCGCCAGGTGCCGCATGTCGGGGCGGTGGGCGTAGTAGCAGCGCACGACGCGCGGGTTGGCGGTGCGGTGCGCGCCGTGCGGACGGTGCGTCGTGGTGTAGTAGACGCCCGTACCGGGGATACCGGCGGTGAGGCGCAGCCCGCGCCGCCCGACACCCGCGCGCAGGCCGTGACCGCCCACAGACACGCTCGGCCCGGACTTCGACAGGTTCAGACGGGCGAGGCCGCCCAGGTTGACGGCGCGGCGGAAACGTAGGCCCATCACATCCCCCTTACGCCGCGCGTGCGGCTTCGACCTCACGTACTCGTAGGCGGTCAGGTACCAATGCTGGTATCCGTCCGCATCGCCATCGCCAGCGCTAGTCCTTTTTCTTTCTGCCTTGCGGCAACTTCGGCATCTCTTCTAACGTGACCGCGAAGAACACCAGTATGCGCCCATCTGGCTCACGCAAAGGCGATAGCGAGACGTTGACCACTTGCAAAGGGCCACGAATGCGCCCTGCCATGAATTCATGCCCGCTAACCGCATTACATGCGCTTGTGATAGCTTTGTCCACTTCGGGGAATGATCCGAGTACGTGATTAATGTGATGACGCTCGCTGTACTCGGTCTGGTACGTGACACCGCAATAACCTGTTGCGAACCAACGAGATTGTCGATGCGTCGGCTTGATGCCGGTGATTCGTATGGACGGGCCATTGGCATCCTCGTGCAGAAGTATCGTGGCGTCGTTGAAAGCGTCCATCGTTCCCTCCCTTACGCCGCGCGCTGGCTGATCAGCGCGTCCCGCTCGATCAGACTGAGGCGAACGCGCCGTCGGTATTCGCCGCGCGCCACCAGCAACGCCACCCGATCCTCGATGCGGCTGCGCCCGGTGCGCGCTTGGTAGGTAGCGACACACAGCGCGTGCTTCTTGCCGTAACGGACGAGCTGCGCATCGGTGAGCCAGATCACCTCCCGCTGCGCCTGCTCGTTGGCCCACGCCGCGACAATCGCCGTTTCGTGCCAGCAGGTGTGATTGCACTCGCTCGCGCGGCAGGTGCAGAATGTCGCGCCGGTCTGGGTGTCGAGGCTGATGATGTTGGTGCGGCTGGCGTCGTGCTGGCTCGCCACAGCGTAGGCGACGATCCCGGTCGTGGTGTCGGCGCTCAGGAAGCGGAGGGCGGGGCGGGCGGTCTGGGTGGTGTTCATGTTATCCTGTTCCTTGGCTTTCGGGCTATGAAGAGCGGTACTTGCTGTCCAGGCGGGCCGCTCTTCTTCATTGATAGCATTGTATAGCATTTATCGCTACGTGTCAAGCGTTTTCTTGCTTGTATTTGCGTTACTTTTGCGATACACTACATAGAAGGAGGTAGCGCTATGCCAGAAGAGAAAAAACCCGTATCGTTCCGGTTTCCGGTGGAGTTCGTCGAATTATTGACGCGATTGAAAGATCACACGAAGTTCTCGTACACGACAATCATCGTTCTCGCTGTGCGGGAATGGGCGAAAAAGCAGGGGGTCAAGTGAAAACGAGGGACTCGTTACAAGCCGAGATCGCCTACCTACGCGCATTGCTGGTGCAGATCGAGGAACCAGTAGCGCCCAGTGAGGTTGACGGCACGCTGCACTGTCTCTGGTGTTCCCGTGAAGAGTCCAAGACGTTCGGCACCGGCCTTTACACCATCAACCACGACGCCGATTGCCTGTGGCTCGCCATTCGCAAGGAGCGCCAGCCATGAACGCCGCGCCCGCCCGTCACCCCGGTACCCGATAAAGAGGAGGACACCGATGGAACGCGAGACCAATGATCCACGCGAGGTTATCTACGACCAGACGCTGTACCCGCTGATTGCGCGCATCCAGGGTATCTGCAAGGAGCACAAGATCGCCCACGTCCTGTCGTTCGAGATCGGCAAGGACGACGACGGGAACGAGGTGCGTGTCAATTCCGGCATGTGGAATCCGGGCGACTCCCAGACGATCGCCAAGGCCATCGACCTGATCACCGAGAAGCCCGTAACGTTCGGTCTCACGATCTACAAGACACCCCCCGCGCCCTGACACACAGGAGGAGGCATTATGGCTGAGGCGCTTTGCTACGTTTCGGGGTCGTGGCTGTACTTCACGACACAACCGCTCGACAAACAGTGGGGCGACGATTGGAACGATGCCCCTTACGAGCATAATGCAGGTGCACCATACGACGGGAACGACTGGGCCATCTCCGTGTACGCCTGGCAGGGGCCATTCGAGGAGCCGAGCGAAGGGCAGTTGAACTCCGGGTATTCCGTCGAGCATATCAATCAGCGCATGGTGCCCTGGCTACAATCCAGCCGATACGGCGCAACGCCGGGCGCGGTGAAGGTATGGGCGGGTATGACCGTTGCCGAGGTTTCGGCGCTGATCCGCAAGGGCGGGGGCACATTCTTTGTTCCGAGCCACTGACTGCCACCGAGCGCGTTGCAGGCCCGGCCGGGGGAACCTGACCCGGCCTTTGCGTGGAGCGCAGCGACACCCCCCGGCCATCAGGGCCGGGGGGTGTCGTCTCTGTGCTTGCCCTGCGGTGACCGCCTATGCGGCCTGTTCCTGCCGCACGGACTCTCGCGCCGTCGCCGCGCCCGCGTAGCCGACGCAGGTGCCGACCTTGCGCCCCTGGTCGTCGCGGACCGCGTGCCGCACCACATAGGCCGGGTCACGGTCCGGCGCGGTCGGCAGCCGCGTGTAATACGCCTCCGCCGGCAGCGGGCGGCCACAACGGGGGCACCGTCGCTCCGTCGTCATGGCGCACCCCCCTTCCCTGCGTCGTCAATCGGCGACCGGCGCGCGCTGCGCCGCCTCGCGCGCCTCGTCCTCCGCGCCTTCCGCCGCCAGCGCCCAATCGCGCCAGATCGTCGGCTGCGCGTCCAGTTCCCACGGCGTGACCCCCAGATACCGCGCTGCCCGGATCAGCACGTACCAGTCGGGCAGGGGGCCGCCGAGTTCGCCCCCCGTCAGGAGGTGCCGTCTGATCCCTGTCCGGGTGTCGGAGGGACCGTCATGCCGCTCACGACCGCGTTGATCGCGGCGACGTTGAACGCCACGGGCAGCGCATTGAGGCTGTCGAAGTCGAGCGGGTAGGGCTTGCCGTCGTCGCCCTCCACGTCCCAGTCCATCAGCGAGTGCGCCAGGAAATCGGCCATACCACCCGTGATCGCCTTGTTGGTGCCCAGCCCCGCCGCTTCGAGCGCCGCGCTGGTGAACGGGCGAAAGACGAGATTGACCTCTTCCTCCTGCCACTCGAACGACGCCTCGCACCGCTGGTCGATGATCTGCCGTACTTTCATCTCGCGTCTCTCTCCCGCTGTTGTCGCCCTCGGGTATCAAGGCGCCGGGCGTTGCCCCGCCCCGCCCGCCGCCGCCTCGTCGCCGCCCAAAGATCTAAAGCGCCGACAGGGTGTTGATGAGCGTGGCCTGGATGGCCCGCCCGAACGTGGGGTCGTGGACCCCCACGAACGGCCACTCGATCGCGTAGACGCCCGCATCGTCCGCGAACTTGTTCGCCTTGACGATCTTCGCGGCGATGTCGAGCTGGAACAGGTAGCTGCTGATGAGCCCCGTGCCGTTGATGACCGGGACCGCGCCGCTCCCCGCCGCGGGGATTGCGCCGATCACCGCCGCCGCGCCGGTGGTCGGGGTGATGGCACCGAGCGAGAGGAGGACGCCGCCCGCCTGGCTGACGTAGGCCGCCACCCCGGTCGCGTTCGCGGGGAGCGCGGGGAGCGCCGCGACGTTGATCACGTTGGTGCTCGTGCCCGCCGGGACCACGATGGTGCCGGTCGGGCCGACGACGGTCGAGCCGGTCGCGTTGGTGTAGCTGAGCGCCACCTGATAGGTGCCCGGCGCGATCGTGCCGCCCGTCGTGGCGGTCGTCAGGGTCGGCGCGGGCGGCGCGGACGCGACCACCGTGGCCGCGGCGTAGATCTGCGGCCCGGTCACCTGGACACGCACGAACTTGGTCGCCCCGGCGCGCAGGGTGTTCAGCAGCGCCATGCCGGCCGCGTCGGCCTCGACCCTGATCGCCAGGTCGAGTTTCGGCAGCGTTTCGATGTGCGCCGCCCAGGACGGATTGGCGCTGTTGAGCGTCCACAACGGGCCGAACTTGCTGGCGAGCTTGAAACTGCCCGACAGGGAGCGCAGGAACTTGGTCTGACCGATCGCGCCGGGCGTGTCGTCGAGGAACGTGTCCATCTGCGCGGGGATCATCGGGAAAAGCGGCTGGCTGACCGGGCTGCCGGTCATGGTGACGCCGTCCTGTAGCCGTTGCCCGAACATGGTCGCGTTCAGGTCGAACTTCTGGCGACTCCAGGTCAGGCCGAACTCCGAGAAGATCCCGTAGGGGAAGCGCTGCGCGCGCACCGGCGAGCCCTGCTCGACCGTGTAGGTCTGCGGCGTGTCCTCGGTCGTGGTGCTCGGCTGGAACTGCCAGCGATATGCCCCGGTCGGCGTCGCCCCGTCCATGATCTGCGTCGGCGCGGCGCTGGCGAAGCACGACGCGAGGATGTACTGCAACTCGTTGAACGTCGGGATGCCGATGACCGTCGCCGCCGACCACTCGCGCCCTTCCGGCACCACCGCGTCGTACTTGGTGCCGTAGGGGCGGAAGGCGTTGGTCTCGGCCATGATCTCCGGCTCGATGGAGATCGACTGCAAGCGGCGATTCGCGGGGACCAGCGTCCCCGGCGAGACTTCGATCCCCAGCTGAACACCCTGGGTAACTGTGGCGCGCTCTGGCATGGCTGGCACTCCTTTGTGCTAGGCGTCCGGGCTACGTCGCCTGGACCTCGAAACGGTACATCCCGCCCAGGTGGCGGTAGCTAACGCCGTTGGCGTTCTCGGCGAGCTTGAACGGGGCCTCCCGCGTGCAGGAGAGGATCAGGCCGCCCGGTACGGCGACGTTGCGCGCCCCGTGGAGGAGTTGGTCGGCGCGTTTGGCGGCGGGGCGCGCGGCGTCGTAGGACGTGCCCATGACCGTCGCCTTGACGAGGTAGAGCGGGCGGGCCATGATCCGCGCCTGCCCCACCCCGAGCGTGTCCGCCCCGCCCGACAGCATGGCGAAGGCGTAGAACGGGTAGGGCGCGTCCTCGTCCGCGAGGTCCGCGTAGACCGCCGCGCCATCCGCGCCGAGCACGGCGACGAGCCAGCGGTCGATCAGGTCCGTCTCGGTGCCGACAAACGCGCTCATCACAGGCCCAACCCACCGGCACTGGCGAATAGGGAATCGAGGATGCCGCGCACCTGATCGGTCGCGGGGACGAGGTACGGGTGCGCGGCCATGAACCGCGTCCCGAATTCCTGATAGATGGCATACGTGATCGGCGTCCCCACCGTGGCGGTGAGCGCCCCGGTCAGCTCCACCGCGATCGAGTCGCGGAGCGCCCCGGTGCGGACCGGGGCCAGCACCTTCGCGAGGAGGGCGATCTCCTCGGCGGCGGCGTTGACCAGCGCGGCGAGCGCCTCGGGGAGGCGACCGGCGATCTCCGGGAAGCGATTGACGATGACCACGCGCATGCTGACCATCAGCCCACCTCCTTGCACACCGCCCGGTAGTCCTTGCTGTACGCCCCGCCCCGCAACACGCCGCCGATCTGGAACGTGCGCCCCGCGATCAGCAGCGTGTCGGTCGGGCGGAGGTCCGTACCCCAGGGCAGGCTCACCGTGTAGGCGACGACCCATTGCAGGGCATCGGCGATCGTCCGCTCGTCGCCGCCACCGGCGGGGCGCAACCGGCACGGCACGGTCGCCACGATGGCCGTCGCCGTGGTACTGCCGCCCGCGCTGTCCTTCGTCCGCGTCGCCCGCTGGATGGCGCAGGAGTCGGGCATCGCCAGGGTCGCGTCCGTGCGCGCCTGGGCGACCTCGGCAGCGGTGAAGAGTAAGGCCGACACTTAGGCCGCCTCGCCCGGTGCGGGATCCGGAGGCACCTCGGCTGGTGCCTCCGACGGTGCCTCGTCCGCGTCCGCGTAGGGTCGCCCGTCCTCGAAGCGGTCGATACGGAAGCCCCGGCGCTCGTAGAGTTCGCGATAGACATCCACGGTGACGCCGTACCGCTCGCCGCTCTGATCGTTGACGATCTCGACGCGCTGCTGCCCTTCGTCCTGCATGATCACCATCCTCTCGTCGTACTATTGGTGCGGTAGTACGGATCACCGCCGATCTCAGGACTGTTGCTGTCGATCGGCCCGAACGGTCGTGGCCCGGTCGGCGGCGTCTCGATCGCCACGTTGGTCAGCGGTTGCAGCGCCGCGCCGCGCATCCCGCGCGACTTCTTCTCGACATCGGTGATCTCGTCCTGGGTCGCCTTCCGCAGCGCGTTCAGCGTGTCGATCTGCTGGTGCCCTTGCTTGGAGAGTCCGTCGATCGTGGTGTTGACGACCGCCTGCAAGCCCCCGATACGAATATCGAACGCCTCGCGCTGCGTGTAGAGCGCCTGCAAACGCGGCGACACTTGCGCCTTGTCCGCGTAGCTCGCCCAGATCACGGGCAGCAGTGCGGCGATTGTCCCGGTGGGGGTATCGCCTACTTTCGCCATGATCATGGCCTGGACCTGCGCGACCGTGACGCCCGACATCGGTTACGCCCCACTCGGCAGCGGGCCGGTGACCACGGTGTTGTCCGGGTTGACCGCCACGGCGAGCTCCGCCGGGGTCGTCGCCACCGAGGCGGGGACGATCGGCAGGGTCGGTGGGCTGTCCGTCCGCACCGCCTCGGCCAGGGTCATGGTCTCCGGCGCGGCCTCGTCCGCGTGCGGGACCAGCGCGCCGAGCGCGAGCAGGCGGTCGATGTTGTCCTGATCGACGCTGCCATCCTCCGCGAGCGGCAACTCGTCCGCGTGGACCGTCTCGCCGCGCTGCCATTCCCCGAGCGCGTCCGCGCCCACCAGATACCGCTGCGTCTGATCCTGCGCCTCGTCGCGCTTGCTCTTCCGTGCCATCGTGCGGCGCTCCTTTCTCGTCGTGTATCGGGCCGGAATTAGACGTTCATGCGGACAATTGCACTTGGGAAGTACAGGGCACAGCCACCGTTATGGCCGTCGTGAACCTCGATCTGGCGCGGGGGCCGCTTGGTCGTCTCCAGCGTGTCCACCACCGACATGTAGGGACCGGCGGCGGCGTTGGGGTTGGTGGCGTTGCGCGTGAATTTGTACTCGCCGATCGCCGCGCCGTCGCTGCGCTTGCCGACGACGATGACCACGCCGTCGCCGATGAACGGCTGGAACGTCTGCGTCTCGTCTTTGTAGCCGCCGTCGTAGATGCGGATCGTCGGCAACCCGTCGCCCCCGAGGAGTTGGTTGAGTTGCGCCTCGCTGTTGTACGTGCCGAGCCCCGCCGTGCGGCGACCGTAGATGTCCTGGTTGTTGGTGTTGGTGAAGAGCCGGTTCGCCGTGATCTGATTCATCCAGGCGGTCGCGGTCGGGCCGAAACTGACCGAGTGGCCGCGCTGGCGCAGTTGCACGGCGCGGAAGTCGGCGAGCGGGCCGGCGGTGGCGATCGTCGCCCACGGCACGGGCGCGGCGTAGGTCTGCATGGTGTAGGAGTCGGTGTGCAGGATCGCGCCAGACGGACCCGGCACGGCGAAGGTGCCGGTGCTGAGCAGGGTCCAGACGATCGACTCCACGCGGTCCAGGCGGCGACCGAGCAAGCGGCGCTGCTCCCGCATGACCAACCCGCTGATGTCCACCGGGACGCCGAACGTGCCGAACTGGCGACGTAGGGTGATCTCGGTCTCATCGATCGGCGAGTACTCGCCGTAGACGCCGGGGCTCAGCGAGAACCGTTTCCCGCCGAGCTTATTGATCTTCGGCGGCTGGCCATCGAGGCCGCGCGCCTGCTGCAAGCCGGTGTAATCATCTTCCTGCTCCCACATCACCAACGACTGGTCGTCATTGACCATCGGGAACACCTGGAACACGGGGCGGTCCTGCACCAACTGCGGCAGATAGTCCTGGGCGATCTCGTGTAGCTCCCCACTGGTCGGGAACAAATAATCTGGCATCGCGCGCTACTCCTTTGTAGTTGGCCGACCCCCGCGCCATTGCGGGGGGCGACCCGACACATCAGCGTGTCAGCACCGGCACATCGTCGTGCCGGGCGCTAGGCTCAGAACACGACGATCCCGCTGGCAATCGTGCCCTCGATGATCCTCGCGGCCAGCTTGGTGATCGCGTTGGCATCCAGCCCGACAAGCTCCTGGCAGCGGAATGACCCGCCCATGTAGGCCGGGGCCGCCTTGCCGAAGTACTGGCCCTGTTCGCCCGCCCCCGGCGTGGTGCCGAGCGTCACGTTGCCGTTGGCGTCCACGACACAGGCGTACATCAGGATCAGCGCCGGATTCTGCGAGCCGTCCGTACTGGCGCTCGCATACGGCTTGTAGGTGCCCGGTGTCGCGGTGACCTCACCGAGCAGGGTGCCCATCGCGTAGGTACCGGTCACGAGCGCGACGTTGATCTCCGGGTGCGGGATGTCCGGGAAGAGGTAATCCAGGCGATTCTTCGTGGTGTAGGTGGTGATCGGTGCGATTGGCATGGTCGGCACTCCTTTGTGCTACCGCACGGCATCGTGCGCACGATCAGCGGCTACTTCGCCCGCTTCGCCTGGGCATCGAGGAACGCGCGCCCTTCCGGGGTCTGCATGTGCAGCTCGCGCCTCCGCTCCGCGCTCATCGGCTGCTCGGCCCCGAACTTGGCCGAGGTGATGATGTTGTCGATCACGCGCGCCTCACCCTGCGGGGCGGGCTGGGTCAGCGTGTGGGCCGGTCGCGCGGCACAGAGGGCGACCAGCGCGTCCACGCGCGTCCCCTCCTTCGTCTCGGTGCCCGCCGCGAAGGTCACGACGCCACCGATCGCCGCGTCGTCCTTCGCCGCCTGGCCGAAAGTGGCGACCAGCGCGGCACGCTCGGCGGGCAGGGCGCGGGACGCCGCGATCTCGCCGTCCGCGAACGCCGCCGCCTGGCTGGCGATATACTCCTTGCGCAATGCGGCGATCTCTGCCTGCGCGGCCTTGAACTCGGCGGAATCCTCGATCTTCAGTGCCATGATCGGGGTCGTGATCGGTGGCTGCGCGGCGATCGGGACGATCGGCTTGGCTTCCTCGGTGATGCCGAAGAACGCCCGCATGTGATCCATGAACCGCTTCTCATCCTGCACTGGTGCCTCCTGTGCCGCCATCGCGGCCTTGCGCGGGGGGATCACGAGGCACTTCGCGCCGTGACTCACCGCATGGTCGTGGATCATCTGCATCGCCTTGACCTCATGGGCCGCCGCGAACATCGGGTAGCCGCCCGCACTGGCGTTGTCCGGGCTACAGACGGCCCCGGAGCGCGCGGCCATGTCGTGCACGCCCTGTAAGGCGTCCTGACCGTGATAGGTGTCCTGGCGCGGCGCAGCGAAGTCCGCGTCCTCCTGGGCGGCGCTGAACGCGGCCATGATCGCGGCGTCGGCCACGCGCGGGGCCTTGACGAGCGCCAGCCGCGCCAATTCCTTCGAGTCGCGGTCCCAGGTGCAGGAGACCTTGACCGCGCCGCCGAGCACGGTGTCGAGCCAGGTCGGCACGGCCACGGTGCCGAACAGCGTGCGCCCGTCGTCGTCCGTCTCGATGCTGTAGACCTCGCCCAGTTGGCCGTCGAGCACGGTCGGCACATGCTCCAGGTCGAGCGGGCAACTGGTGAACCGCTCCACCGCGTTGATGATCTCTGCGGGGGTCATGCTGTAGCCCTTGTCGGGGTACTCGCCCGCCTCGAAGAGCTTCCCGCGCCGCAGCACGTAGTCGTCGTCGTGGGCGAGCGCGGGGAGCGTCGCGGTCGCGTCGAACGCCACCATCTGCATCGTGTCCTCCTGATCGTGCGCGCCGAATGCGCTGTGGTGTGCGGCGCGCGGGCGGCTGGCGTGACCCCCGTCCGGTGCCCGACGGGACCGGGTGCCCGGATGCCCCGCGTGCGGATGCGGCTGCCCGTGCGCGCCGGGATGGGGCGTGGCCGCGCCCTTGTGGGGCCGGGCCACGCCCTTGCGCCCCACGTGCGGGGTCGCCGCGCCGTGAGGCTTCTTGGCGGCGTGCTGCTTGACGACCGCCGCGTGCGTCGCCTTCGCCGCGTGCAGGGTGGCGCTGTGCTTCGGCGCGGCGATCGCCTTGCCGTGCCGCATGACGTGGGTGTGGTAGCCCGCGCCCTTCGCCCGCTTGACCGTCACCACATGCCGCCCGCCCGAGATGCGGGTATGCGCCACGGCGGGCGCGCCGTTACCGTTCGTCCAGATGCCATTCGTGGCGCGCGGCTCGGACGGGTTGAAGTCGAACGCGGCGGTGTCGCTGTGCTGCGCCTCGTTGGCCGCGTGGCCGGGCGTCTTGCCGGTCGCCTGGACGTGCAACCAGGCGCACAGCGCGTGCGGGTCGTCGATGTTCGGCTTGCCGCTCAGCGCGGTCACACAGGCGTCGTAGTCGCCACCCTGGCCGCCGCCGTTGCCCATCTTGCCGTGCCAGTATTTGAGCAGGGTAGACAGATTGCCCTTCATCTCGGCGTTCATCGCGGCCCCCCAGCAGCGACGGCACCCGTGCCGCGATCGGCGGACGTGCCACCGCCCGGCACGGTGCCCGGTGGCGCGATCACGGGCGCGGGCTTCGGCTGCGCGGCGAGCTTGGCCGTGTCCTCCGCCAGTTGCACCTCCTCGGGCAGCCGGGGCGGGAGGTTGAGCAGGCCATCGGTCGCGGTGAGTTGGGACGGGGCCAGGTACCCGGCGGTTTGCAGCGCGGCGAACCCGGTCATCATCGCCACGATGTCGCTCTGCTCGGTCGTGCCGAGCGTGACGCGCGGGCACAGCTTCACCGCGTCCTCGCCCCAGTTGTAGCGAATCCAGGGCATCAGGATGTCGCGCGCCAGCATCCGCGCCACCGCGCGCTTCGCCTGCTTGATGATCGTGTCGAGCACGTCCTGATGGACCAGCGACGCCGCGCGGCTCTGGTGTCGCCCCTCCTCGCTCGCCAGCGTCTGCCCCAGGATCGACTTGGTGATCATCCGGTCGTAGAGGTCGAACGCATGGATGAACGCCTCGCCCGTCCCCGACGAGAAGAAGATCGCGAACGTCGTCCCGTTCGGCAGGGCGAGCGCGGTGCCGTTCTTGAAGCCCGCCAGCGTGTCGAGGAGCCGCTGTTCGGGCGTGATCGGGATCGGCAGTCCGTTCGTGTCGAACGGGCCGATCGGGTTGCCCAGCGCGTCGGTCGGCACGTAATTCTGCGCGTCGGGGCCGGTCGTGGCGACCACGGAGGGCGCGGCGAACTGCGTCAGGTAGCGCAGGTGCTCCTGCATCACCTGGCGCTTCAGGAACCAGGCGGTGTACGCGGGGCGTAGGACCGAGGTGCCGACCGGGCTGCCCTCATCCGGGCGGAAGGAGAGGATCGCGAACTTGGCGCGCGGCATGAAGTTGGGCAGGCTCGTCGGGTCGATGTACCCGGTCTGCACGGGCGTCGCCTCGCCCGGTATCCGCGCCAGGAGGCCCAGCAAGCGCCCGTAGGCGTCCACCACGAACGCGGTGGCGCGGCGGGACTTCACGCGCAGCGCGGTCAGCATCAGCCGGGTCGCGCCCCCGTGCGCCTGATAGGCATAGACCTGTTCCGCGACCTCGTTGCCGCGCGACACCGCGTCGAGCAGGTTCCAGAGCACCTCGTCGAGCGGCGTCTCCAACGCTTCGAGCATCGCGGTCGCCAGGTCGTTGATCTGCACGGCGAGCGCGTAGTCGGGGTCGGTCTCGTCGTCCAGCGCGGGCGCGAGCTTGGCCCCGTCTTCGAGGATCGACGCTTTGAGGATCAGCAACGCCGCCGCGACCTGGGGGTCGTGCCCCATGCGCTCGTAGATGTCATCGCCGAATTCGCGGGCCAATTCGTCGATGTAGTGGGGCAGGCTTTTCGCGTAATTGGTGAACCACTGCCCGCTGCCGCCGACACCCCCGGCCACGTAGTCGCGCGTGGGGTCGGCGCTCACGGTGATGGTCTTGCCCGGTGTGGCGGACGCGGGGTTATCCGGCGTGCCGGGGAGGCCGCCGGTCGTGATCGTGTCGGTGAGGGTGCGGGCGGTGGCTGCGACCAACGAGGAAGCCCCCACTGCGCCGGTCGCACGTCAAACGCGCGGGGGGCGTGGGGGCTCGTCGGCCCAAACGTTCGCTTATCTACCTACTGTAGCACGGGCGTTCGCGAGCTGTCAACTAGGGGGGCGGCGGCGGAGCGCGTCGATCTCCTCCCAGGCCACCGTGAGTACGGCGCGGGCCTCATCCAGCGCCGCGCCATATTCCCCGCGCGTTTCCAGGCGAGCGATCTCGGCCAGGGCGATCGGACGATCGTGGCCCTCGTCCTCAGCATCGCCGGGATCGCCGTAGTGATACCCCACCGCAAACGCATAGCGCGCCGTTGCGGAGAGACCATCCAGCGGGCCGAACGTGCTGTGGATGAGCATATCGGCGATCAGCGCCTTGGCCAAGAGAGACAGTTCGTCATCCACGACAGTGAACGCCTGCATCGCGCGCGGGTCCGTCAGCATCGCCCGAGACCAACGATACGCACGCGCCGTCGCCGTGCCGAATATCCGATCAAGTGCTTGGTGGTCGTTAGTTGCCATATCGCTTCTCCCTAGCTGCTAATACCTCGATAACCCCAGGCTCGATCAGCCCCGCCACATCCACGGCGGGCGGGAAGGGCAATGCGCCCGCCCACGCCACGATCAGGTCGATGTGGGTGCCGGGCGGGAAATAGCCCTCGACGCGCACACCGCCATCCGACTCGGCGATCAGGTGCAGCGGTCGACCCGGCGCACCTTCCAGGCGGATACGCGGATAGCCGCGCGCCGCGCACACACGCTGGATCTCCCACGTCGCGCGCTCGATCGCAAAGGCGAGGCTGATGCTGTCCACGCTCACTCCCCTTCCGCGTCACCCGGATACAAAGCCGAATGCCCGAAGCGGGTATACCAATCGTGGTCCGTCTGCAAGCGGAAGGCTTCCTTGAAAAAGATGCTGCTGGCGAACCCCAGCTGTAAGGCCGGGTGCGCCGGGAAGGTCACGCTGCCGGGGCGAGTCGGGCGAACGCGGAGACGCGCGTCTGCGCGCGTGGGCGCTCGGCGAGCCATGCCGCCA